GAATACTTTGAAGCACACTTAAAATCTACTGAAGAACATAATCAAGCCAAAGGTCTGTATGATCAAAGCATCTACAATCTAGTAAGTACCTGCACAACGCTCAAACAGCTTCTAGAAGTCTGGCCTGCAGCTGAGTCACTCGTGCCTGCTAACAAAATCCAAAAGATGCACACAAAAGTAACCAGAAAACAACGCGCCGCTACAATCAAAGAAGAAATCTCTTTTGATCCAACCATTGCTAACCAAGCCGTACTCACAGCTAAAATGCTAGGAGGCTAATATGTCCGCGGAAAGCGACATGCTCAAAGCTCGGGCTCAGCTGCTAATGGATCAGCCTTTCTTTGGCACATTAGCACTCAAACTCAAGCTAGTAGAAGACAGTAACAACTGTGATACAGCAGCTACTGATGGCACACGACTTGTCTACAATAGTAAATTCATTAGTAAACTTGATACCGTTACACGCAAAGGTCTCATTGCACATGAAGTGATGCACTGTGTCTTCAACCACATGACACGTCGTCAACATCGTGACCCTAAAATGTGGAACATTGCTACTGACTTCGCCATTAATAACCATCTCGTCGACTGTGGTTTTGTGCTACCTGAAGGCGGTCTTGTTGATAAACAGTACAACGACATGACTGCCGAAGCTATTTACAACAAACTTGACAAAGATAATCTACCAAAACAATGCCCTTGGGGCATGGTTATGGACGCAGGAGTCGGTCAAGTGCAAGCTGGTAGCAACGCGGCAATGGAATCCGATTGGCAAGTTGCTGTCACACAAGCCGCAGAAGTTGCTAAAAATGCAGGCAAGCTCCCAGGCAGCATGGAACGCTTCATTCAAGACATCGTCAAACCAATCGTTGATTGGCGGACTGTATTGTGGCCGTTCTGTACGTCACTCACTCGAGACGACTACAGCTGGCGCAAACCGCACCGCGCATACATTAGCGAAGATGAGTACTTACCCAGCATGCTTAGTGAAGCTGCAGGTCACATTGCAATCATCATTGACTCTTCAGGATCATGCGCTGACTACTGGAAGCAATTTATGAGCGAGATATCAGCTATTCACTCAGAACTGCGCCCATCTCAAATGACAATTATTCATTGTGACTATAATGTAGCGCACTGTGAAGAAGTCATGCCAGATGATGAGTTCCCAACGACGCCTATTAAAGGTGGCGGCGGTACAGCGTTTAAACCAGCGTTCGATTACATCAACGAACACTATCCAGACGTAGAAGCAGCTGTGTATCTTACCGACCTCGAAGCATTTAACGAAGACTTCGGTGAACAACCAATGTACCCCGTTCTATGGGTTGCAACTACGCGCCTTGCTGCCCCCTGGGGGCAAACGACGCGCATCCAGCTGTAATAGTTGAACTAATATATTAGCGATGCTACTATTTCGCTCTTACTAGGAGAGTATGATGAGTATAAATGATGCAACACCTCAAGAATGGACCGAAGCAGCTAAATCAGCCAATAAAAAAGAATATATTGACCCTTACGACATCCGACCCAACCCAGTATCTTCACCCCCACACTACAATATGGGCAACATCGAGTGCATTGAAGCTATCGAAGAGTCTATGTCTAGCGTGGCCTTTAAAGGGTATCTCAAAGGTAACTGCCTAAAATACCTCTGGAGATACGACTATAAAGGCAAACAAGTAGAAGACTTGGAAAAAGCAGGCTGGTACTTAAGTAAATTAACTACCCAAGTAATAGGAGAAAACGCTAAACAATCCACCTAGGAGGGTGAAATGGACACAAAAGAATACTTCGACCAATTAAAAAATCTAGAAGAAGACAAAATCAGCCCTGAATTTCATACATACACTACTGTATTCATGAAATCTCGTATGCCTGAAGCCTATAAAGAAATCTTATCCCGTTACAAAGTGCTAGAAAATGAGATTTATGCACAGCACGAATGCAATGGAGCGCCATTTTAATGCTAGTAACTCTCGACTTTGAGACATACTTCGACACCAAAGTGTCTCTTACCAAACTCACCACAATGGACTACGTTCGACACGAACAGTTCAAAGTGTGGGGCGTTGGCATCATGATCGATCATGATGAAACAGAATGGTATGGTGAAGACGAAGCAGAAGCCGCGATCCATGCCATCGATTGGAGCAACGCGACCCTCATATGCCACAACACCCCCTTTGATGGTTACATTTTAACCAGATACTACAAAATCATACCAAAATATTACGTAGATACTGCGGCTATGGCGCGCGCCTTAGCGCCCGGCCAGTCGGCCCGGCTAAAAGACTGCGCGATACGTGAGTTCCCAGATGACGAAACCATGCGTAAAGGCGAAGAACTCATTGATGCAAAAGGTATCTATAACTTAGATCCTGAAACAGAAGAAGCCCTCGCTGGTTATTGTATACAAGACGTTGACCTCACTTGGGCTCTTTATCAAAAAATGATTACCCAAATGCCACAAAGTGAGATGGACCTTATTGACATAACCTGCCGTATGTTCTGTGAACCAAAGCTACTCGTGGACCGTGATGCGCTAATCGAGTTCCGTGATGAAACCATCGCAACCAGTGAAGCGCTCATTGCTGCAGCAGGCATCGACCGCAAAGTACTGAGCTCCAATAAACAATTTGCAGAACACATATATAGTATGGGCCTTGTACCTCCGTGGAAAAAAAGTCCTACTACAGGTAAAAAAATCCCAGCCCTAGGTAAAAATGACAAAGCATTTACCCAAATGCAAAAAATGTACCCTCAATTCCAACACATATGGGCCGCACGGCTTGCAACAAAAAGCCGCATTAACGAGACCAGAGCGCAGCGCTTTATCGACGCAACCCATAGCGATGGAACAATTAGTGTGCCATTGCGTTACTACGCAGCTCACACTGGCCGCTTTGGTGGCACAGAAAAAATTAATATGCAAAATATGCCACGCAACTCACCTTTGAGGCTAGCGTTGTGTGCACCGGAAAACAAATTAATATTCGTTGCAGATTTATCCAACATTGAAGCCCGTATGCTTGCGTGGCTAGCAGATGAAGATGACCTACTTACACAATTTAAAAAGGGTGAGGACATCTATAGCAATCTTGCTACTCAAATTTATAAAAGACCAATCCATGCTGACCATGACCCTATCGAAAGATTTGTAGGTAAAACTGCTGTACTTGGGCTAGGTTATGGTATGGGAGCTACTAAATTCCAGGACACTTTAGAAACTGGAGCAATGGGGCCCCCTCTAAAATTTACGTCATCCGAAGCCTTCGAAGTTGTTAACACTTATCGTACAACCTACGAAGGTGTGCCACTCTTATGGAAAAAACTAGAACTTAAATTAGCAAATTCCATTAACCCGAATTATGAAGAGCACTGGCACGGCTTATTATTTAAAGATAAGAAGATTTATTTACCGAACGGTTTAGCATTGCACTACAACAATCTACGATACGAAGGCGGTAAACTCACATATGATTCACGTACAACTGAATCAACTTGGGGCGGACGTATCACCGAGAACGTAGTGCAAGCTTTATCTAGGATCATTGTTACCGATGCAATGCTCCGTATTCAGAAAGATGAAGATCTAAATGCAGATGTAGTACTAACTGTACATGATGAAATCATTTTAATTGGCCAAGCTAATAAAGCAAATGCTACAATGTCTACACTAATACAACATATGTGTATCCCCCCATCATGGGCTTCTAATTTGCCCTTAAATGCAAAAGGCGGGTTTGACATTCGATATAGCAAATGACAAATGGCGCGACTAGTTTTAACAAGAAAAATAGACGAAGTAGTTATTATCCATGATGACGACGGTGTTTTGGCGAAAGTTAAAGTATCTAAAATTGACAGGAATCAAGTTCGCTTAACCTTTGAAGCGGATAACAAAATCAAAATTGACAGACAGGAAGTCTACGATAAAAACGCTAATCCTACTGATAAATGTACTAATTAAATATTAGCCATGCTATTATTGTTGCTCTGTAGGAGGAGCTATGCAACTTACCTTTTTAGAGGCCGCTAATGGACAGCGGCTAAGTAAAAAACACTGTCCAAAAACCGGATTCACTCCTTACCCACACGTTAAAAAAGTAACATCTCACAACCATCACATACCTTTAGACAGCACTGGCTTAGCCATATTAGAACGCCTTATTCTTGATGAAGGCGGCAAAGGTTATTGCTTGTTAAAAGGTGACTTAAAACGCCCATTAAACAACGAATCGCGAGCAGGAAAAACGAACCGCGTTGCGTACTCCAGCCTACTTGTACTTGATATTGATGGCATTATTTTGCCTGGGCACACTAACCCTAAAACTTATGACGCTATTACAGTAGGTAAGTTAGCAAAAGCTGTACTACGTGAACTACCTGCTCAAGTACAAGACTGCAGCTTCATAGCACAAGCTTCTTCAAGCCTCGGCATGAAAGGTGACAAAGTATCGTTACATATCTTTATGCTACTTAAACATGCTATGCCTGCAAAATCTGTAAAACTATGGCTACAAGCCTGTAATTTTGAATCTCAGCTATTCTCATCTCAACTAGAGCTGTCCTCTAATGGGCATTCACTCAAGTTTCCACTTGATGCAAGCGTTGCTGATAATTCAAAACTCATCTTCATTGCCCCTCCTACCTTTGAAGACGGAACCCACGATCCGTTCAGTTCCTCTCTCTCTGAGCGGGTCGTGCGTGTTTCCGGTATTACAAATACTCTAGACCTTGCAGCTCTTATGAACGACATCAGTCCTGAAGTTGTCCACCAAAAAAGTAACCACCATAAAAACAAGCTACGTGTACAGCGTGGCTTTAACGCTAAAAAAGAACGACTTACCATTGCTACCGTTGATAACAAGTCAGAAGAAATTCTAGACAACCCAGACAGAATGTCTATCCAAATTACAGATGATACAAACCCCCCGTACATACGATGCAACGTAAACGGTGGAGACAGTAACGCCTATTACTTTAAGCTTGAAGATCCAACATATATGTTTAACTTTAAAGGCGAACCTATCTGGTCTATTGAAAAAGCCGATCCAGACTTCTACAAAACACTGTTTGATGTATACCAAGAAGAAATGGAAAAAGAAGGTAGGGCTAACTTCCCTGTAGCCTTACGTGATTTTTATACAGATACCTATTACAACGGTGTCTTTAATCCAAACCTTAATCAGTTTAGTGACGACTTCCCTTTATTACCTTGTTCTTCAGCAAGCATTGAAGGGTTCATGCGATCACATGGTCGTAGCAAACCAGACTTTGTGCCTGATGCAAAAGTTGTATTCGACCCAGCATCTAACGATTTAGCTGTGAACTTAACTAACGTGCCATACCATATCAACATGTTCCGAAAAACAGAGTACATGATGTCGAACCGTGGGCACGAATCGCTAAGCATGGGTGACGCACATAAAATCGCGAACGCATGCCCCCTAGTTTATAAACTTTTGACCCACATACTTGGTGGTCAGAATTTAGAAGTTGAACACTTTATCAACTGGTTAGCTTATATATTCCAAACTAAAAAGAAAGCAATGACTGCCTGGGTACTGCAAGGTGTACCTGGGACAGGTAAAGGTATCTTTTATACCAAAGTACTCAGGCCACTATTTGGTGTAGAGCACGTACCAATGCGTGCGCTACAAAACATTGAAGAGCAGTTCAATCTCTATATGAGGCAAGCACTCTTCCTTGTTGTTGATGAATTTCATATGGCATCAGCTAACGCGGGCACAATGAAGATTGCCGACAAACTCAAGAACGCTATTACAGAAAACACGATGACCATTCGTGCAATGCGTTCCAATCAAGTAGAGATGCCTAACTTCACTAACTTTATCTTCCTCACTAACCGCATGGATGCCGTGAAAATCGAGGAGGGGGACAGGCGATACAACATCGCTCCGAGACAAGAACAAAAACTAGAACATGTGTACCCAGAAGTTATAGAAGGTATTGATGATATAAGTAGTGAGCTAACTGTCTTCGCAGCAATACTCAAACACTACAACATTAACAAACAACTTGTGCGTACACCTATTGCTAACAATGCAAAAGCACAAATGGCTCAAGTAACTATGTCAGTTATGGAGGAATTCTTTGCTGCAGTGCGTCATGGAAAACTAACGTTCTTAACGGACATACTCGACATTGAGCTGACTAACGTATTGCAAGGTGCAGAGATCACCACCGCTCAACGCTTTGTAAAACAGTGGATTGTTGAATCGCAAGCAGAGTACTCAGTAATACCAATGGAACATCTTCGTGTTGTGTATGGCGTACTAACTGACGACCGCATATCACAACGTGAATTCATTAAGCGAGCAGAACGTAATGGGCTGGTTCGTGAACGCAGACGCGCGTATAACGCACCAAGGTCAGCTAATGTGCTCACAGGCATAGTTGTTGAGTGGTGCATCGATGATGAACAATTTAATGAATTAACTAGTAAGTATTTTGATGCTACTGATTTAAAACTACTTGCTGCTGTATAGCTCTCTTGGTTATAATATTAGCCTGACTAATAATTCTTAGGATGTAGAATGATTAAGCTAACTCAGGACACGAGACCAGACGACGTTATAGATTTTGAAAAACCTGAATCACTAGGTGATGTTCGAGCATGGAGCTACTCAGCTCTTAAAGTTTTTGAAGAATGCCCTTACCGTACTTATATTAGCCGAGTAAAAGGCGTTAAAGAACCCAGCGGTCCTGCAGCGGATCGCGGTACACAAATCCACCAAGAAGCAGAAGACTATGTCAATGGTACACTTGGCGAGCTTCCTGACTCTTGTAAAAAATTTCAGGATGAATTCGAGGAACTACGTAGCTTATACATTGACGCTAAAGTAGAACTCGAAGGCGAATGGGGCTTTGACCTTGACTGGGCACCTGTAGGTTGGATGCAAAAAGAAACTTGGGCTCGCATCAAGCTAGATGCCCTGG